CGCTGGTGCCCGCGCCCGGGGCGCCCGCGCCCGTGATGACCGGTCCTGCGCCTTCTATCACTGGCATGGCGCCCCCCTAAATGCCGGTCAGGGTGCAAAACGCAGAGGGACGATACACGGCGAGCGCGAGCCGTTCCTCGGCCAGGATGGCGACCTTGTTCTCCACGAAGAATGTACTGTGCTCGGTGCTGATCGTGATGGTGATGCCCGTCCTGCGGAGCACCTCGGCGTGCGGTCGGAACGCGCCCACCAGGCCCGTGCCCTCGGTGATGGCGGTCGTTTGGCGCACGTCCAGGCCCCAGATGCGGTCGGGCGCGGCGTCGGCGGGATTGCCCCAGATGTAGATGCCGTCGGCCGTGCGCAGCAGCTTGATGTCGGTCCAATCATTCGGGTGGAAGATGACGCCCGTCGGCTCGGCAAAGCCCGTTCCCGCCGCGCCGCGGATCTTCTGCATCGCCTTGTACACGGTGTCGGGCGTCGGATCGGCGCCCTTGGCCTGCGTCTGGAGGCCCGAACGGTTGAGCAACCCGCGGATATTCGGGGCGTTGCCATCGCCATTCAGGAGCTGGGCTTCCTCGACCCTGCGCACCATGTAGGCGAGCCTGCCGCGAATCTGCCCTTCCAATGCCGCGTTGTCATCGAGGCTTTCGGAGGTCGCGGGAATGAACGTGCCGATCTTGCGGGCGGTTTCCGTCCTCAATGTCCAGGCGAGTGCCGACTCGGGCTTGGCGTTGCCTTCGGTAACGGTCGCGGCGTTATTGGTGACGGTTGTCTCTTCGTAATACTCGACCGTCCCGCGGTCGATGTTCGATTCGAGCATGAGGTCCGCGATGGTGCGCTCCTCGAGCGCCATGTCCACCACGGGGCCGCGACGCGCCTGCGGGCTGATCGTCGTCAGGGTGATCAAGGTCTTGAAATCGATGTTCGGCAGCTCGATCTGCGCCTGCTGGGCCTTGCCCTCGCGAACGGACTTCAGGGCGGGGTGGTCGCGCAGGAAGGCGCGGAGCTGCTGCACGGGCTCGGCCTGACGCTGCTGGCCGCCGCCCGTGGGGAACGGGAAGGCCGACTTCGGCTCTCCGAGGCGTCCCAGCTCGGCCTTGTTGTTCTTGCCGATCTGGTCGAGCAGGGCCAGGCGGTCGAACTCGCGGCCCAGGTCGGAGAGCTCGTCGTTGCGGGCCTTGATCTGCGCGGCCTTGGCGGCCGTGTCCCCCTGGAGGAGCGTCACCCGCTCCAGGTCCACGTCGGCGCCCGCCTCCTCGAAGATGTCGTGCAGCTCCGTCCGCTTCGCGGTGAGCACCTCGCCCAGCTCGGCCAGTGACGGCATTAGCGCCCTCCACGGTGCGCGAACGGGCCACTGGGGGCACTGGGCGAAGGCTCGGGATAGAGCGTCTCGAAGGTGCGGAAGCGCGCCGCCAGCACGACGGGGTCATGGGGTGACGCACCGCGCCGCTGGATGCCGTCGAGCGTGCGGCACAGCTCGCGACAACGCTTCAGGAGGTTGGGGAGCTGCGGCAGGGCCGCCAGGTCCGGCGTGGCGCCGAACGCCTCGAGCGCAGCCAGCAGCGCGGCGGGGTCGGTGGGCGCATCAATGCTCTTGGGCGGGCCGCAGCTCGCGCCCAATTGCGTGGCGGTGTCGTGCATGGACTGGATGAGCGTGGCATCGGAGGCGCTGTTGCGACGGCCCGCCTTCTGCTCGTCGGGCACGTCGGATTTGACCGCCGTCACGCCCGCCTCGGGCTGCATCGGGACGGGCACCAGGCTGGTTTCCAGCAGGTGGATTTTCTTGAGCAGGCGCCCGTCGGGCGAGGGGGCGGCGTCCTCGGCGAGGTAGCCGATGGACAGGCCCATGCTCTTGCCGCGGGCCAGCCGTTCCTGCACGACCTTGCGGGCGGCTTGGGCGTCGGGCGTGCTGTGGAACTCGGCGGTCAGGTACAGCCCGTGGGCGTCCTCGTACGCCTGCGCGACGGTCGCCACGGGCAGGGCGGAGTAGTCGTGGCCCCACGGGATGAAGCCGCGGGCGAGGAACTGGGGCAGGGTGTCGGCGTAGGCGCCCGCCTGGACGATGTCGCCGCCCAGGTCGCGCACGCCGAAGACGCTGGCGTAGCCGCTGAACGAGCCGCTGCCCGCGTCGGACGCCTTCGCCTCGGTGAGGGGCCAGAGCTTGTGCTCGAGCTCGGGCAAGACAACGCCCCCGCGGCACGACGGCCACGAGGGCACGGCCACGGGATTGCCCGCGGCGTGGGGCTAGGGTACAGCGAGGCGCGGAGAGTTGTCTACATCCCCGCCTCCACCCGGCGCACTTCGCTGTCCCGCACGCGGTAGCCGCCCGCGTCGCTGCCCATCGACACGGCGGCGAGCGTGCCCGCCCGAATCCAGCGCCGCACCGTCTCGGGGGTGCGGCCCAGGCGAAGTGCCACCTCGCGGACGTTCAGGAAAGGGTCGTCGATCACGGCGGCGGGCGGCGGCTGGCGCAGCGCGTAGGGCGCCGACCGCGGCGCATTGTAGGTGGCGCCGCGGGCGCGGGCCGCGGTGAGCCGGACCTGTTCGCGGTCGCGCAAATCGCGAGCGGCCGGGACGGCTTCCAGCAATTCCAGGGCGAAGGCGGCGGGGCCGTGCGTGAGCCAGTCCACTTGCAGGCCGGGCACCCGATGCGTGCCGGCCTCGAGCTGGCGCAGATGGCCCCTGAAACGCCGCTGCACGTCCACGGACGCACCGATGTAGGCCGCGCCCGTCCGCAGGTTGGTGATCGCGTAGACGCCCATCACCGAGCGTCGTTTCGGCCGCTGCGTGCCAGTCGCTTGATCTCCCGCAGGTAGAGCCCGCGCGGGCGGGCCGTGCCCAATTCCCAACGGCTGATCGTCGTATTCGTGGTGCCGATCTTGTCGGCCATCTGCTGCTGCGTCAGGCCCAGCCGCTCCCGCAGCGCGCGAATCTCCTCGGGCGTCACCCGCGCCTCCACCGTCCACCCCACTGTACATCAGTCTAGCCATCTGCAGGATTCCTCCATTCAATCCATTGTACATGAGACTAGGATGATGTACAATACAGGCAGTAGAGCAGAGGAGTCCCCGATGACCGCCCAGCACCGTCTCGATGGTCCCAAGCCCTGGCCCGCCTGGGCCGCCGAGCTCGTCACCCCGTGTGCCCGCTGCCACGTCCCGCTGCGCGAGGGCGAGCCCGTCCTGTGCGTCGGCCGCTACGGGCAGGGGTTCTTCGTGCATGCGTCCTGCGCGGGGGGTGCCCGATGACAACCGACATCGAGACGCTCACCGCCCGCACCCGTCGCCTCGAGCGGCTGGTGCGGGAGCGCGCCGCCAGGGGCCGCGACGTGACGCTGCTGCGCGGGGAGCTGCGCGAGCTGTACGCCCGCCTGCTCGCGGCCTGGGATGCGGCGCTCGGGCGCTAGGCGCCTTTCCCGTTCACGGCCTTGCACCTGGGGCAGAGGATGCGCCAGGGCGGGCTGACCACCTCGGCCAGCAGCCGCTTGCACTGCCAGCACCGCACCTGGGCAGTCTGCACAACGGGCGACGGCGCGGTCACGCGGGAATCTCGAAGCATGTTCGCGCGCCGCACGTCGGGCACTGCGGGCAGTAGCGCCCCGGCCGGGCGTTCGGATAGATCGATGATCCGTGGCAGGCGTGGCAGGTCACGGCGATGTAGCCCTGCGCCCGCCAGTAGTCGGCCCAGCGGTCCGGGTGCCACACGACGCCCGTGCGCGGATCGACCACCATGCGCGGTCCGATCATGCCGCCACCCGCACGGGCTTCACCTGGATGAGCGGCGCCCAGCGCTGCGAGCGCGCCACGCACCCGTCGCAATGCTCGCCCCCGTCCAGCACCCAGGTCGCCTCCCACTCGCCGTCCGTCTCGTCAACCTGCCAGGAACAGAGACACCGCGAGAGGCACTGCGTCCCGCCGTCACCCGGCTGGGCGGGCAGCCGCAGCCCGTCGTAGGTGGCCGCCTTGCCCTGGTGGTAGCTGGTGGTCGCCGCGTCGCCGTACATGGATGCGCGGGTGGCGATCTGTTTCTCCGTGAGCTCGCCGCGGGCGATGGACTGCGCGAATTGGGCCAGGTAGCGCTCCTGCTCGGCGGTGACGGCGCCCAGCCGCTGCCACTCCTGCTCGGCCACCTGTCGCCGCCCGCCACGGCCGAAGGCGAACTCGTTGGCGTGCAGCTCGCGGATGCTGCGCTGCATGGCCCGTTCCCAGTCCGCCACGGGCAGGTCGCCCGAGGCCACGCGCCCCGCCAGGGTGGCGATGTCCTGCTGCTTGCGGCCCACGTAGTCGTCGCGAATAGCCCGTTCGCTCGAGGCACTGACGAACTTGCCGCTGGCCGCGTCGCGGTAGCGGCGGCTCGACTCGTCGAACTGCCAGGGGTCGGGCATCAGTGCTGCCCGCCTGCGCGCACGTCACGGCGATAGATTTCCATACGGGCATCGCCGTGAACGTTGGCGACCCAGATGTCCTCGGCCGTCACAACCCCTCCCCCCGGAGCCGCCAGCGGCAGGGCCGACCACGCGAACGGGCCGTCGCTCGAATGCTCGCCCGCCCACCGTTCGGCCGCCTCGCGCGATGCGAAGACCCCCTCGATGAACGTCTCGTCGTGCGCCTCGCCATCGGCGGCGCAGTCGCAGCACTCCCGATGCACGTACACCGTCGAGAGGATGTACACCGCGTGCATCAGTGCGTCCCGTTGCCGTTCACGGCTTCCGCATCCAGCATCCCGACAAACTCGGTGCCGTCGAACACGCTGTCCCAGGCCCGACTGAGCTTGCGCCGCTCGGCCATGTCGAACACGGCGGGCGGCAACGGGTCGGGCGCGTAGGGAAATGGCCCGACGCGCTCCACCGCCGATTTGCCACCAGATGCACCAGGATTCGATTCTGGGGGCTTCGGGGCGGAATTGGGTGTCTGAGTACCAGACGCGGGGTTTTGGGGCCCCTGTGGCGCATTCGGCTCGGGCGGGGTGTTGGTGGCGAAGGGCAGCGGGACGGGCTCGCCCGAGAGCAGCACGTCGGCCTGCGTCGGGGTGAAGCGCGGCGGCAGGTAATACAGGTCGCCGCCATCGACGGCGTCGCGCCCAATCTGCTCGAGCGCCTGGTTCAGCGTGATCATGCCCGCCGCGAGATCATCGCGCGTCCGCTGGTGCAGCGCGTTCTCGTCGGCCTGAAGCACCCGCACCGTGCTCAAATCGAATGCGAGGGTGAGCTTCCGCTGCGGGTCGAAGTCGGGCTGGAGCTGGGTGCGCAATTCGGCGGCCATCATGCGCTGCGTCGGGATGACATTCGACTCGTAGGCGGCTTCCCTGGCCTCGGCATAGTTGGCGAACGTGCTGCGGTCGAGGCCCGCGCCCAGGCCGACCACCACGGCGGGCGTGCCGAAGATGGCCGACACGCGCTCCTCGGGGATGCGCCGCAAATCCCGCACTTGCATCTGGTCGGGCGAGAAACCGAAGGCGTGAATGTCGGCGCCCGAGCTCAGTACCAGGGGTTCGCCCCGCCTGTCCCCCGAGAATTTGCTCATGTACGCGGACTTCACCATGCCCGCGTCCGTCTCGCTGAGGCTGTTGTCGCCCGTGGGGCTGATGACCACGCCGGGCACGCCCATGTTCCTCAACATCGACGCCAGGTAGCCGCTCGCCTCTTCGTCGGTCATGAGCTCGCGAAACAGGCTGGCCAGCGGCGACAGCCCCTTGCGCAGGTTCCTGCTATCCAGGCCGTAGCGAAAATGCACCACGTCCTCGGGCTGCACCATGATCGGCTCGTACTGGGCCATCGGCTTGTAGTCGTAATGGCTCAAGTAGGCGCTCCCGTCGTCGGGCCAGCGCGGCTCGATGAGGGTGCTGGGCACCCACCACAATTCGACGACCAGGCCCGCGCTCGAGCGCACCTTCAGCCAATAGGCGTTGCCCGTGAGCATCCAGTCGCCCAGGGTCGCCATCCAGAGCAGCACGCCCGAGTAGTACGGATTCGGGGTGTCCAGCAGGTCGGAGAGCGGGTGGTTGGGCACGGGCGCCAGCAGCCCCTTCGCGTCGGGCTTCATCACCCGCAGCGGCGCCTCGGGGAAGGCCCTGCACATCCAGAGGATGCAGGCTTGCACGATGCTGCTGGTCCGCCCGCCATCGGTGGCCTGGGCGTAATCGACCGACGAGTTGCCGTAGCGGATCGGCGGGTCGCCCCACTGCCACCGCGAGAAGCGGACGGGATTCGGGAACACCAGCGCCGCGGCCGCCTTCACCGCGGCGCCGAGCTGCGCGAGGATCGTCACGTCACGTCCTCCCCCCGACCGTTGCCGCCACCGACCGCCGCCAGGGGCGGCACGCCCAGCGCCCGGCGGATGAGGATGATGGCCTGGCCGGGGACGCTCCGCTCGTCGGCGCAAGCGACCTTCACCAGCGCCTCATAGGTCCGCTGGTCCATGTTGAGCTTGATCACGGGCATCGGGTCACCATGCCTGCATCCCCCGCGCCCCGCCGAGCTGCAATTCCGTGATGGCCCACACCAGCGCGTCGAGGCGGTCGGGGCTGCCGTCGTAGTGGTCGGGCGCGTAGCTGCACATCTGGTCCTCGAGGTGCGGATAGCCGCCGACGTGATGGACCCGCCCCTGTTCGTACAACGCGGCCACGGGCTCGGCCCGCACCCGCTTGCCCCGGCTGGCGCTTACCTTGCGATAGCTGACCGTGCGATCCACCGCGCGCAGGGTGGCTTCCACGAGGTCGCCGCCGTTGTTCACCTCGGCGACGATGCGGTCGGCCGCATGCTCGCGGTACGCCGTGATGGCCCGCCGCGCCCAGCCTTCGGGCGACAATCGACAAGTCAGGTCGGCCAGCACGTAGCCGTGGCCATCCACGCCCAGCCCCGCCACGATCACGCCCGTCTCGTCGGCGTGCTCGCCGCTCGTCACGGCGGGGTCGATGGCCACCACCACGCGCTGCATGTCGGGGGCTGTCCGCACCCTGCACGCCTCGAGCATGGCGCGGGACCAAAGAGCGCCCTCGACGTCGTCCAACAGCTCGGCATGGAGCTCCTGACGTCCAAGCCTGGTGCCCTCGTAGCGGCCGACCACCTGCTCGAGGAAGGCGCGCGGCAGGTGGTCGGCATTGTCGAACGTGCTGCCGCGCGTCATGACGGTGTGCGGGTCGGCGACCAGGTCGCGGATGAGCTGCACGGGCTTCGGCGTCGCGGTGACCACCACGCGCGGGTCGTGGCCCAGCCGCAAGCCGAACAGCAGCATGTCCCACGCCTCGGGCGCCTTCCACACGCCCGCCTCGTCGCACCAGGCGCCGTCGTGCTGCGGCCCGCGCAAGCGGTCGGGCTCGTCGGCCGAATACAGGGTGGCGAGGGCGCCGTTGGGCCAGGTGAGGCGGCGCTTGGAGGGTTCGTAGGTCGGGCGGGCGTGGCGCGGGGCGATGGCGAGCAGGCCGCTCTCGCCCTCGACCATCACGTCGCGGGCGTCGGCCGCGGTCGGCCCTACCACGGCGATGCGCCCGCGCCGCCCCGCCTCGGCCTCGGAGCGCACCCACTCGGCGCCCGTGCGGGTCTTGCCGAAGCCGCGCCCCGCCAGCACCAGCCAGGTGCGCCACTCGCCCGCGGGCGGGAGTTGCTCGGGCCTGGCCCAGTAGCGCCAGTCGTGTTCGAGGGCCAGGACCTCGGTGTCGGACAGGTCATCCAACAGCCTCCTGCGTTCGGCGGCGGGCAGCCAGCTCGTCGAGGCGGCCAGCGATGCGCTCACGGGCGTCCGCCGCGGGCGAGGCGACTTCGGTGCGTGCGGTCGCGTCGCCGTCCTCGAGGCGGCGCTTGTCGATCAGGACGGCGGTCGCGGTCGCGAGCTGCT